CCAGAGTCACCCGCTTTGTCCCAGGCTTGGATTCAATCACATCCCCCGCCTGGAGGCGCTTCATGCCGCTTTCTGTCCATGCGATTATCTCGCCTTTAGCACATAAAAAGAAGTGGGGTTCTTTATGAACTTTGCCCACAATCAGCGTACCAGCAGGGCGAAACAGCTTTCGCATATACATCCCAGGGCTAAACTGATGTTCTGTGACCAATTCGGCTTGGGGCATAGTTGCCATTTCCGCTTGAAGGCGTTCAACCTGTTCCCGTGAAACATGGCTAGGCAAATCAAGGTCGTTCAAAACGTACCCCCTTTAACACCGTTTAGGGCCGTGAAATCGGTAAATTTACCCGCCGCTGGAGTTGTCAAGCCAATGGTGGAACTGTTGATAGTGCTGTTGGTAATCGTCACATTTTTGATTGTGCCACCCGTGATATTGGTGTTTTGCACGTTCAGCGTAATGATGTTGGGATTCATCAACCATTGCATCCAAGGAATGCTAGGCCGCCCCGTGGTTTCATCAAGGAATGAAGAATACGGGATATTGATGTTTGTGTTGGGAATTGCCGTAGCCATCAATTATCTCCAGCAGACATTTTCAATTCAGCAGACACAATAACCGCTTTCACAGGGTCACTTATCGCCACTTCAAAAATCCTGTCCCGTGCCCATCCCAACCGCCGCCACAGGGCACGATTGACATACCCGCCCATTTTGCCTATGCTAACCCAATGCTCGTTTGACCATGTAGACCCGCCATCGTTTGACCATCTAAGCATGGCCTGAGGGTCTTGTCCCTGCCCAGTATTTAACCCAACCCCTGGCTGAAATTGAATCTGGAAAGAATCAAAATACTGGCGTTGTAAGTCTTGTGTCAGATGAACGGCTCGGCGCAGTCTGCGAATTGTGCTACCGTTGTCTGTATATACAGCGTTGTCCAGACTGTAAATCTTGCCGTTTTCATAGTCACCAACAATGTTTTTATTGCCAAAAAATGCCGCACAGTTTGACCGATGACGTTTGTAAACCGCTAAATCAGAATCCCAAGACAACCACTTGTGCCAGCTTTTTGTGGACAGGTCATAAACCCAAGTAAGTCCATATTCCCCAACGCTGGGGAAGGTGACCACATACATTTCATGGCCTTCAATTTGGTAAGAATATGCAATGGCATCATTGGTCACTGAATCCACCAAAGACTGTTCAACAGCGTGAGTGCTGATTCTGACCCAGGTATAACCCTGCATCATTTCAATGGTTGCCGAACCTCGGGTGTCTTTTGCCACACAAACAAAAGTCTCGCCCAATCGGGCCAGGGAAAACTTGGCATCAATACCTGATTGGCTTGAAGTCCCTGGCACTCTCTGAAAGGGAAAACTTGTAATTCCTGCAATTACGTTGCCCACATCTGTCCAGACCTCGGTGGTTATCTCACCAATCAAATAAACCTGACGTTGGTTAACAATCAGCGTCATCAACAAATCAGATGCGCCATCAGCCGTGCCATACAGGGCTTGGCTTGATATGCTGCGACCCAAGTCGGTACACGCCCAGTTTTGCGTTCCTACCTCGTTATAAATGTTGTAGTTGTCAACGTTATCAACCACAGATGCGCCCTGCCAAGGGCCATCTGATGCTGGCAACTTGGTGAATGTGTTGGTTGCCACAACCCAGGTATATCGATTTGGGCCATCAACAATATAAGCAGTCAAACCATTTACCGTGTCAATGTTGTCTGATATGGACACTTGCCCAATGCTAGTGGTCAGTGTTCCGACTTGCGTGGCAACAAATGCCGTGGTAACTTTATAAACAATGTTCCCAGCCACCGCAATAAGGATGGATTCACCTGACATGGTGTGCAAGCCCCGCACTTCTGCCGCCGCAAGCTGTACTTCTTGCACCAATCCAGGCGTAGGGTAAAGCGCCACAATACCCCTGTCCCCAGGCTGCTTAGATGTGTCAATCTCAGCAAAGAAATTGATGCACTCTTGGTCACCTTGATAAATGGATGGCGCAACGTAGGATGTGCCAACAAAGCCAAAATCAGGCATTATCGGAAGCCCCCATCCATAATAAAGCCAGCATCCTTAGCCCTGCCAACCATCAAGCTGTCAGGGTATCGGGCAATCTGGGGTGGGCGCATATTGGTGCGCTTAACCGTGGCTTTAGCTTGACCAGAATAAGCGTTGATCATAGCAATCTGCACCTGATTGACCTTGCCAAACATGGGCAGCAAACGTTCAGCCAAGCACCACCGCAACGCCATGTTGTAGCCTTGGGGCAGTTGAATGGTGTCGTTTAGCGTGGCAAATTCTCTAAAGATCGTCTGGGTGAACAAATGCAATTCACCCTGTGACGGGTTGGGGTACACATAAATTGTCCCCAACAATTCAGAAGGTTGGTAGTAAATCGCCTTTGCCCAAGGGCCGTTCAATTGCTTGATGCCGATGGATTCATATTCTTCAAGGCTCAGAATCGACAAAGGATAGTCAAGATAACCACCCGCAATGTTTGACCCGCCCTGCATGGTGGCAACCCGCACAAAGCCAGATTCAATCGTTAGCGGGCGCTCGTAATAGGCAGAAATTGGAAAAGGCGTAATTGTTCCCGTCATGGCAACGCTGCCAACAGTTTGGGAAACCGAAACGGTATATGTTCCAACCCCGCCAGAAGCACTTACAAACGCTGTGATCGTAGTTCCAACGGTAACACCAGTTCCAGCAATCACAGAACCAACGCCCAAATAACCAGCAGAAATGGCGCTCACAGTTAAAGTTGTTCCACTGATAGACCCTGTGAAAGCTGGCGTGGGCGTGGTATTACTGCTGGACAGGGTATACGTCCCACCTTCATTTACATTTCCCCCAGCGCCCGTTGTAAAGCCCACAATCCTTGTTCCCGCTGTGATGCTTGTGCCTGATAGCGTCTGACCGATATTGATGCCGCCAGCAGTCACCGCATTAGCTGGGACGGTCAAGGTTGTACCAGCAATCGACCCTGTGAATGTCGCCCCCATCTGACCGCTTGGGCCAATGGTGTACTGCACCTGATTTTGTGTGGTCTGGAAAATGATCTCTGATCGATAGAAAACCATCATGTTTTCATTCGACCATTGGGCAATCATGTCGTTAAGCATATCCAGACCATCTTGCGCTTCATCTGCCGTTGGCACTTCACCAGCGGCGACAGCGCCAATGTCTTTCATGGCTCGGGTGATGATGTCAATCGGCTGGGTCATTTCTTATCCTTTATTGCAAAAACTCAACAACATCACCAACATTTAAACCATTAACAAATGTAACGGTTGTGGCATTTGTTTCATTGTAATTTAACGTATTAACTTGTTTTGATCCATTTACCAAAACATATAAAGAGCTTGATCCTAATAAATAAGTAAATGGTACTGTGCAAACAGTTTGATTTTGAGTTGCGGTTATATAACCTTCTTGACCAGCAGAGGGTAATCCTTGAAGATTATCCATACTCCAAATTTGTGTAAAAGTAGCAGTTTTTAATACAAATTTATACGAAACACCACCCGAAAGCCAAATTTCATTTGATGGCCTTCCAGCAGAATTTAATATGATAGGATTGGAATTTTGAATTGTTCCTGATGCAGATGTATAAGTTGCTTGTGGTGTTGTAGTTCCTGCCAAATAGGTATAAATAAGCCCACCAACCAAAGGAAGGCCATTGTCATCAAAAAACTGCCACCCAGCGCCTCCTAATGGTGATAAATTTACACTCATGATATTCTCCTAAATTTTATATTGCAGATATTACAAAAGCCAATAATTCTTCATACCTAACACCAAGTTGGGTATGAGTTGTTAAGTTAGGAATTAATATATTTTTATCGTCTATGTTTGATTCAAAAACAATACCATCTTCATTTGTGTACCAAGTATCAGAACAAAATAAAGCGTATTTATTTGGGTCAAGTCCTTGAGCAATAAATGCCGCCTGTACATCTTGAGCAACCACACCCACATGAAGTCTTGCTTTATCAATACCTTTTTTAGCGATAGCATCATTAAATTTAAATGTTTTTATTAAACCTTTTATTGCTTTCGCTACATTTTGTTCGGCTGTTGTTAAAGAACCAATAACAGTTTTTTGATTTTCATCTGAAGTATTGATTGTGCCTGTTGCAGCATAAACAGTTGACCATCTATTAGAAGATGTCCCAAGAGTAATTGCATTATCACTACTTGGGGCAAAAAATGATGTGCCAAATGAAACAACGTTAGCAGTTAATGGAAGTGGTGTTGTAGCACCATAAGTATTACTATAATTACTTGCATAACCTAAATTTAAAACTGCATTAGCGTTTCCAGAACCAACAGTCATGTTCCATATATATTGCTTTGCGTAACCATTGTCGCTTGCATCACTTTCTAATCCCATTACTGCAACTATTGCATTAGAAACTGCGGTTTGATACCCATTGGTATAAATTGTTCTAAGTGGTTGTAGCAAAGTAGATGAACTAACTTGAGTTAAACCTGATCCAGGTATTGATCCTGCATCTTGAGTTACAACTTGTGAACCACTTGCATAAAATCCAAACGAAACTGTTGGATCATTAATAATTGGGAATCCAGTTACACCACTAATGTAAATGCCAGTAGGAGACAAAACATAAGTACCAGTACCAGATGAAATTAATGGCGAACCTGTTATTTGTTCGCACCAATTATTAGTTAAATAAATGTCACTGTTTTGTCCACCATTATTAATAAAATTGGTAGATTGACCACATTGATTATTAATATATTGTGCGTTTAATGATCTATAGGTGTTGTACATACAAGCACCTTGAAAATTAGTCACTACATTTGAAGTGTTAAATGTTCCTGATATGACATAAACTGTTAAAGTATTTGTTCCCGTATTTATTGCCTGTATTAGCGCTTGTGCGTTAGTAGATGCTTGTGAAATAGGTGTATAAACTTCAAAAATAGAAGCATTTGGAACAATAATATTGTAAATTTTACCGCTTGATAAAGTAACAGATGATGGTGTTGCTGTTATTGTTTGACCTATGTAAGTAAACCAATTGCTTACCAAACGTATTGAATCATTAAAAACAAGATAAACTGATTTATAACCATAATTACAATTAGTAAATATGTTGTTTTCAAATGTTTGTACTGAATTTGAAGCGCTTAAACCAATATAGAAATATTGAATAAAACAATTGCTTACGCCGCCATCAAAATAACCGCCAAATCCACCATATAGACCAACAGACGTGTTATTGGAATTTGGTGTCCAAACCCCAATAATTCCTAAATTTTGTACTCTTGCACCTAATGCAGCCGTAATAAAATTACCTGTTGTTATTGACGAATATAAAATACTTGTTGATCTATTATCGCCATACAAAACTTGGTTTTGATTTAAAGTTAGATTTCCAGACAAATGATAAAAACCTGGGGGAACGTAAACATTTTTTAATGTGGCAATTGCAGCTGTAAAAGCATAAGTCACATCATTAGTTGTACCAACATCAGCAGCGTTAATAAAATCTAAAACAGAAATAAATTCTTGAAGTTTTAAGTTAATAGGCCTGTTAACTGCGCCTGATATTGGTTGTTGAAATTTTGGTACAAGAGTAGTCATTTTTTTTCCTTATGCAATATTTGCTGCTTTAAGTCTTGCTCTTAATGATTTTAATTCTGCAATAATGTTTGCAATAAAATCAGAAGAACCATATTCCATTGCTTGATAAATTGGGTTGCCATTTTCATCAATTGCATCTTTAGCACCAGAAACGCTTAAAGGTGAAATTTCTTGAACTTCATGCGCTATAAATCCAACGCCTTTAGAACCATCTTTTGACCATATCCAAGTTTTAGGTTGTAAAGCATCAATAAATTCACCCGAATTTGTTAACGGCAATTGATTGCTTTTTAGCCTATAATCTGAAATTGAATTATAACCAACGGCTGTTGTTCCAACTTGTGAAATATAACCTATTAAAGAACCCGCATATTGAAATTCAGCAAAAGAATTTCCAGTAACTACCCCGGATTGATGACCAATAATTACAGAAGACCCTGCGGCGTTTGTAACTCGGTTATATATTCCACCATTTGTTACGCTTGTACTTGTAGTCCCCACCAGCAAGTCATTCGCCGCCGTAAGCGTCATTGCTTCGGTAAAGGTGATGGCGTTACCTGCTGTGCCTGATGGGGCTATAAGCCATACATGAGAGCCATTGGTAGAAAAATTTGCATCGTATCGGGTTGCAAAAGTTGATGTTAAATATTTCCAATTTGAACCGTCATAAAAACTATTTGACGATATGCTTCCGTTAGCTGATGAACCACCAAAAGATAATCCTGTATTTATCTGAAAACCTTTTAAGCCACTCCAAGCACTAGGCGTAACACCCACACCCAGATTCGTACCATCAAACACCAACGCACTGCCCGTAGCCAAAGCACTTGTGCTTGAGGCATAGACAACGCCATTTGCCGTAAATGAGGTTAAGTTTGTGCCGCCGTTGGCAGTTGGCAATGTGCCGTTAACATGTGTTGTTAAACCAATCTTGCCCCAACTGGGCGCAACTCCAACGCCGCCCGAAATAAGCGCATTTCCTGTGGCTACATCTGCAAGTTTTGCAAGGGTTGTGGTGGTGTTGGCATAAAGCAAATCACCCACGGCATAAGATGTTTGTCCTGTACCTCCTGCCGTAGCTGGTACAGTTTTCCAGCCAATGACTTGCACCGCATTAGCATCGTCTTTGTAAAACAGTTTGCCATCAGTAATATTGATCGCCAATTCACCAGACGCAAGATTACCCGCAGATGGCGCATTGGTAGTTGTACTTGAATAGTACAGTTGGATTGGAGTAAAGCCTGTTTGTGCCATTAGATGCTCGGTGTAAAGACTTGGGGCAACCAGGGGGCAACAACCACCCGTTGGGTTGCCGCAGCTTGCGCGTCTAATCGGGCTTCAACCTGTGCGCCAATGTCGGCGGTCACCCAGCCAATTACAATATCTTCGGTCACATCAGCAAATGGAATGGTCAGCACAGGCTCGGCAAACTTCCACCAGCCCTCAGTTTCCACACCGTTTTTAGCGCAGAAATATCGTGCGCCTGTGATCAAGTCGCTTTCGGCTTGGATTTCCAAGATTTTCCACATCAGAATGTGCCCCCTGTGACCCCGCCCGTGGCGGTTAAAACGCCCGTGGATGGATTGAATTTGAGTTTAGTCGATGATACCTTGATTGGCAAATTCCCCGTAGTTGTGGTCACCCAGGATAGATACATTTCTGCCGCTGTGCTGGTGTCATCAGTAATCGCCACATTTGTTGCATTGGTTGCGGTTGTCGCTGTGGTTGCCGACCCTGCCGACCCGTCAATGTTTACCCCTGTCAGGGATTGGGCGCTGCTTGATCGATTGAGTGCAATTATGGTCGTGCCAATATAAAGGCTTGAGTTACCCAAAACACCGCTAGGAATCGTGCCTGACAACTGCCCCGCTGGAAGACTTGTCAGGCTTGCGCCCGACCCGCTAAACCCTGTGGCGGTCAGCAATCCCGTGCTTGGGTTGTAGTTATATTTTGTGGAACTGACGTATTCGGTGGACAGATTTCCCGTTGTTTGGTTGGCAAACAAGGGGTAACGCACTGCATTGGTAGTGGTGTCATCTGTGACCGTGGCATAAGCGGTTGGGACAACCCAGCTTGGGGCACTTGTGCCGTTGGATTGCAAAACTTTGTTGGCATCCCCCGCAGCAGAGGCCAAGAATGCCGTTGTTCCCGTTGCTGATTGATAGGGTATAGATGCCGCCGCCCCACCCGCCAAATTACTTGCTGTGCCAGTGATGTTTATCGCGGCTGTGCCCGTCAAGTTGGTGACCGTGCCGCTAGATGGTGTGCCTAAAGCCCCGCCATTGACCACAAAAGCCCCAGCAGTACCTGTATTCACGCCAAGGGCAGTAACCACCCCTGTTCCTGTGGTGACCGTGCTAGGCGCTACACCAGCCCCACCACCAACCATCAAAGAATTTGCCGCCAGTAGCGCAGATGATGCCCAGGCCGTTGTGCTTGTGAAATAAGGTATGCCGCCACTCGTACCCGCCACAGTCAGCGCCAGAGTGCCATTTGTGGTGATGGGCGAACCAGCAACCGAAATAATGCCGCCTGTGAATGTCTGAGAAATTGATGTGACCGTGCCAACAGTTGGCGTGGCCCAAGACGGGATACCCGATGCCAAAGTCAATACTTGCCCATTTGTGCCAGCAGCTAAAAATGCTGTTGCGCCAGAACCGCTTTGATAGACAACCGCCCCAGCAGTGCCCCCTGCAATATTGGTTGCAGATGTTGCCGTGGCAGCGTTGCCAGATACCGACCCCGTGATAGTGTTGGTCACCGTCAAGTTGGTCAGCGTCCCCAAACCTGTGATGCCCGAATAACTGCCCGACAATCTGGCGCTGTCAATCGTGCCGCTAGTAATCTGAGTCCCTGCTATGGCAATGCTGGTGCTTCCCGCCAAAGTCAATTGACCTTGAGCATTGACGCTAAAAGTCCCAACAGATGATGCCGAACCGTATGCCGCAGCCGTCACCCCTGTGTTGGTAATACTGAATGTGTTGCCCGTAAGGGTTAATCCAGTACCCGCCAAGTAAGACCCAGCACCAGAAAACTGCGACCAATTGATTGCGGTCACATCAATCGTGCCGCCTTGGTTTGAGGTACAAACCCAGCCCGTATCCGCTAGGGTTGTGCCTGATTCAATGAAGGTAAAAGCAGATGGCACTTCTGCCCATGTATTCATGTCGGCAGATCGCGCCCAAGTGCCTGATGCCGCCACATAAATGCCGTTGAACTGGCTCAGAGTCTGATTCTTGACCAGAATCCTATCCCCAACGGTTAGCGTAGAAGTCCAATCACCATTAGCCTGGACAGCCAAACCAGACAGCGTAATGTTTGCCGTGGTTGAATAGACACAGGATGCTTTTACATCCAAACCCTGCGCCACCGAATCCACATAGCCTTTATTGGCAATGTCTGTGTCGCCAGTTGGGGTTGTGGTGATCGTGCCCGTTACCGTGCTGATGTTGGTAAATGTGGCGTTTGCAGGGCCATAGAACGGCGTTCCAGCAGGGCCAACAAAATACTGGAGGGCATAAGTCGGTTCAGGGGCAAACACCCCTTGAACTGGGACAAAATTAGTGGTCTGGGTGACCGCTGTGGTCATGTTTTACTCGTAATAGACGGTGCAACTCACAGTACCGCTAATCACGACATAAATCCCATCCTCGGTGTTGATGCCATCATAAAAATTGTAATTTGTGGCGCTCACAGGCGTGAACGTATCAATTACTTTGTAAGTGGTGCTGGTTGTCTGGGTGTCGTAAATTGTAAGTGTGGGGGTGGATGATGCGGCGCTAACAAAAATGCCTTTCACTTTCCCAGCTTGGTTTTTGACCGTTGTGGTTGCAGAAATCTGTGCAAAATTAGACATGGTTTGGCCTTTCTGTTCATCAAATTATATGCTTCAAAAGAGAAAAAGCCACCCCTTTTGAGGGCGGCCCTTTCACTTAGTTCATGCCGTTTTAAGGCAAGAAGGTCAGGTCGTAGCCGTAGACAAAAATGTCAGCGGTTGCGGCAGCGCCTTGGGCGGTAGAACAACGCAGATACAACGGCGTTGAAGTGATTGCAGCGGTTGAAGTTGCTGCGGTCACGACAACAGTTGATGCGGCGGTGTTACCCGACAGAGCATAAGCCGATTTAACGGTTGTGCCCGTAGCGCCAGCGCCTGTGTACACGGCAAGTTGTGCCGTGGTCAAGCTGACCGATGCGTTGGTCACGATGATGCTTTGAACGCTAACTCGACCAGAAACCAAGATTGGTGCGATGGTGTCGCCAACGGTGTTGAGGTCAACCGATTGAGCAGAGGCAATCAAGCGCAAAGCCTGATTGGTTGCCAAATTACTGGGATGGTTGGTGACAGTGGTAGCTGCGCCTGGATTTGCCATGATTTATCTCCAAAAGTTAATGGTTAAGCTGCAACGCGGCAAGCCAACTCAGGGTAGAGAGGCGCCCAGCCGTACAGCACATCAACGCGAGTCGGAATCGAATCGTTGTTAATTGTGTACTGGCGAATTACACGGAGGGAAAGACCTAGTTCTTTGTCACTAGCACGACCAGCGAACACAACGCCATCAGGCAGTTCCAAGTCAGCCGTAGCCAAGGTGAATGCGTTTTTGTGCATTACGATGTTTTGCGGAGACACAGTACCTGTTTTGTTGAACGGGGTCACAACAGCGGTAGAACTAGTGCTGGTAACGCTCACGTTTTGGAACTGACCGCCAGTGATGACAGCGGGGCTGACGGTCACAGAGGTAGTGCCAGAGGTGGCGACAGTGGCGGCAGCGGTCACAACAAAGTTACGCAGCTTGCCAGAACCGTATGCGCTACGGTTTTGGGGGTTGACAGCGTAAATGTTTGCGATCTGGATAACGTCACCAACTTGCAGACCAGCGGTAGCGGTGGCGGCAGTCAGTGCAATGGTAGAGGTTTGTGCCCAACCAGTTGACAAAAAGCCAGTTCCCGTTGCGGTATCGCAAGCCAGAGTCGCAGTGGAATAAGACCCAAACGTTTGATTAACCACGTTTTGGTCCATTTTCCATCGAAGCCCCGCGCTGTCTTTTCCCATCATGCCTTTTTCGTACTGTGCAGAAATGATGTCTGAGGGAACAAACAAACCTTTAAGGCTGTCCACAATAGTTGCGCCCGTGAAAGGCTCAACGATACATGAACGGCGACCATCACGGGGCGCACCTTCAGCGTCCAAATACGCACCAGCCGTCAAGTAGGTGAGCAAGGAGGTTGGGGGAGTGCCAGCCGTGCCAACAATGTTGGCGGTGCTGTTTTTTGCCATCGTCAGACCGTCAAAGTCCACCTTGTTGGCAATAGCTGCCACAGCGGGTTTCAACACTCGATCTGAAAATGCGTCCAACGAAAGTGCTAAATCAACTGTCGTAAACTGGGTGTCGACGTGAAACTGAGTACTTAAGGTTACAGGTACGCTGGTTTCATTGAAGTCTTCAACGTTCAATGCCGGCCCTGTCGTCCCTAGGAACCTTCCAGGTCTGCGGACATTCAGAGTGTTACCAATTTTTGCACCACTGACGGCAAATTGATCGTCATAATTGCGGTCAACCTCGCTGGAGAAGGTCAACTCGTTTTCCAAAACCATCAATGCTTCATTGGTGATCATTGAAATAGTCAAAAGATTATTACTCATTTTGCATTACTTTCAAAAGAATGATTGATTGTCAGCGGATTCGCCCAGCAAGTCGT